AAACAGTCAATTAGACTGTATGAATTGTTTTACAGAAATACCCCAATGGGTATTGAAAGACGCAGGAAACGTTATATACCTTAACGAGTATGAATGTGAGAACTGCCACGAACCGTTAGGTTAGAAAGGTAAATTATGAATGAAACAACAGAACAACTTGTACAACAAGTTAAACCAATATTAAAAGATATTGGGGATTATTTAGATAACGAACAGCAACAACAGTTGCTCATGTGGGTTATAGGAAATATTGAAGACAATATTAAAAGAGATGCTGATTGGCAAATTCACAAATTAACACAAGCTCTGAAAGAGGAATAATGGACGAACTAACAAAAATGTGGTCTGACGGCAGTCTCATTAATGAGAAAGCACTAGATGACCCAAATGTACTTAGTAAAGTACAAGAAATATTTAAAGGCACAATATATGACGTTACGGAGGAAGAATAATGGAACACGATGAAATGGTAGCTGAATTAATTAGCAGATATCCACATAGAGAAGAGGAACTAAAGCGACTTGATGAACTCTTAGTTTATAGAGATGATGAGGGAGTTTATGGTTTTGAGTTTGATACTTGTTTAATCAATGAAATATTTATTAAAGTTGCAGAGTACGATTTTCACTCTTGTGATGAAGATAGAGAGGAAGAATAATGACTGACGAAAAATTTAATTATTATCAATTCATGGATGAATTGAAAGAAGATTTTATTTATGAAATTGAAAACAATTTTGTAGATACACCTACGGATGACGAGATTACTGACCGTATACACGAATTTGCTGATAGCAAAACACCAATATATTACTCAGACATCATCAGCATGGCGTACGAGAGTACAGAACATTGGGATATGTTCTTCCATACTTCAGTAGAAGAACAATCAGTAGTTGATTATTTACAAAATTGTTGGTATGAAATTATATACAATCATGTATATAACGTAGCTTACGAATACATCGATGCTAGAAACAAACGTTCAGCTAATGCTGAAGAAGAATAAACCTGTTGCTAGGTTTATATAATATATCTGATACTTGTGAAGATATATTATATAAGTTTATAAGGAGGTCGAATGATTGACTGTTTATGTGGCAACCACATGTCTAAGGTAGGCGTGTTTGCCAATGTAAAGTCCAAGACTTTAATATCTTATATGTGTTTCACTTGTGGTGCGACCACAGTGCAATGCGAACAAGCTAAGCGTATTGCTGTATAGCAATGTGCAAGGCCTGTACTTGTTAGACGTTTGTTCTAAAGTACCGAATTACTCATAAAGTTAATTCACGATAATACATCGATACCATACTGTTGTATGCTATACAAACATACATGTCCCTGTTTGTAATTGCACCTGTCACTGTGTGATGTCCCTGCACGAAGACTTCTTACGAAATTGCATCGCTACTACGAACGGCTCACAGAAATGTGAATGCGTTGACGTGTAGTCTAACCTGTACCTGCCTTGCAGATTGCTAAAGCAAAGAAAGGAAAAAGCATGATGGATACAATGATGAAAGAACTTAAAGCAGTTCTTAGTTATTATGGGCTACCACAAGAAAGTGTGGAACAATTTGAAAGTATTTTATACAGCCAAATTGAAGAAAATGCTGACGAGGTACAAGAGTACCTTGATATGCTTTAAAATTTAGCTACCTACTAGAACGTGATACGTTCTATTGCGTTACAATCCCCTGTTGTATATGTAATGGTATGTAGGTAGCTTGTAGCACATAGTAGTAATAGTGGGTAGTAGCTTAGGCGAAGAAACTATGAAGGTGTGTTACAAGCTATTTACTGAAACTTAATACCCAATGGGCGAATAAGTACAGATGTAGGTAGCTTGTAGCACATAAGGTTTGCACATTAAAAAGTGTAAGGGTTTTGTTTCGTTTAACATTTTACCTATACCACTTTCCCTTGTGTGTTACAAGCTATCTATCACAAGGGCGTGATGGGTTTAGGAGTGTGTTGCTAGGGAGTTTCCCAAGCCACACTCAACGAGGGTTCAACTCCCTCCACGTCCACTTATGAATATGAAAAAATTAACCGAAAACTATTGGTGGTACAAAGGACTACTAATAACAAAAATTAATAACTTACACTGTCGATTGCACGTGAAGTCATGGCATAAAATGTATGACTTTTACAGCTATCACATTGAAGTATGTTTATCAAAATGGGAGGAAATCTAATGAATATACAAGAACAACTTGCTGATATTTATAACAAAATATCTGTAATGGCAGGCATACAGCACGTCTTAATGGACAAATTAGCTGACAATGACCCTAAATTACAAGCAGAAATAATGGCAATAACATTGTCTAACAATGGGTTTCGTAACTCATTTACAGACTTTGCCTTTAATGAAGGCAACGAAGACCTTAAAGAATTTGTAACAGGCATCAACATGATGCTTGACATGGCAAGCGAGGAAGAGTAATAAAATTATCTGATACGTAGTGAAGATAAATTTTATTATAGAAAGGACAACCGAATGGTTTGGAAAAAAAGAACAGCATGGACAGTTGACAATCTTGCAGATTGGCTAGCTAAGTATGACACCATACACAAGGCATACACTATGCGAGAACCATACAACTACGAAACATGGAAACTTATAGTACAAGACGTAGCTTTAGACTATGCAGATAGTTTAAAAGAGGAGGAATAATGGGAGAAAGAGCTAACGTAGTATTCTACGAAAAACTACCAAAGCATACTGCTTTGAATAGCAGTGACACTGATGTGTTTGATTACAGTCCTGTAATGTACACACATTGGGGTGGCATGCAGGTCAATGACTTTATTGATGCTGTGGAACAGCACTATGCTGACAACACACCTGATGATGAGTGGGATGCAGTGCCAATGCGTAGAGAAGTGCAACGTGTATTTCCTATTGCATTGACAATAGCTGTGAATGGACACATGCAACCACAAGTTTATAACTTGAATGATGCTGACAGTTACAGACACAAACTACCTACTGCTAATGATATGCCTATCATTGCAGACGACAATGGTACAACGTTTGTTAACGTTGCTGACTTCAGTAGGCATGTAAGTTACTACACATGGAAGGAACAAGAATGACAGAACAAACAAAGTTTGACTACGAATTTGAGGAATACTCACAAGACAGTAGGCATTGGTTGATTACATCAACTAGAAGACTAACTGAAAATGAATTGCTTGACCTATGGGGTCAAGGATTTCCTTTTGAAAATATGCAAAACAGTATTGAAGTTATCAGACTTGATGACGGACATAAGGTAGAGGTAGCGTTCACAGGTACAGAGTACGGAGACGATACACAATGCAATTACTCAGGCGAATTCTTTATTGAAATACCTGCATACGAGGAGGAAGAATGAAAGTAAAACGAGTAGAGATGAGGTTTTACCTCGACATACCTTACGTGACACACAAAGATGTACGTGAGGTAGTACAAGATGCAATGTCTAGAACTCTATTTGAGTTCAGTGAATACGAACCTGTTATTGACCCATTCCAATGGCGAGAATTAACAGAAGATGACAACACAAAGTATGAATACTTTAATGCATACGAGGAAGAGTAATGGAATTTATAAATATAAATAACGTGTTGAAATACAGTGTAATTATCTACGTAGTATTTCAATTACTAGAAAGGATATAATGGCTGAAGAATTATATTATTTAAAATATACTGCTGAATACGAAGCGTATATACCTGCTTCTAACACACAAGAAGCACTAAATAAAATCAATGAAATCACAGACTACGGCACAAAGAATATGAATGCCGTTAGATATAACGAAGGTGGTTGGACTTTGGAAGAAGAACTTGGCGAACTCATAGAGTTAAATCAAGATGACCCCAACGAACGAGATGATTTCAATACACATAAGACTGCATACGGACGTGGACACTACGGCGAAGCCGACTATGGTGTTTGGTTCGATGCCTAACAGAAAGGATATTATATGGCAGGTTACAAAAAACCTAGAAAATATAGTAACTTAGAAGACCGTGCTATTGCACGAAAGATTTGGATGAAACAAATCACTAAACAAAATGAAGAACGTGCAGACAGATATGACAAGTTTCAACGTGTTATTGACATGCACAAACTTATGGTAATGAGTAACGGAGGACAAACAAATCAGTTTGTTATAGAACCTATGGGTTCTAGCTTTGTACACTTTTTACTAAACAAAGCAAACGATGTCATTGACATCGAGGTTATGCGTACATTAAGTGGCGATGAGGAAACAGGTGTACTTGTTACACTATTTGCAGATGCGAATTTTCCTAGTGCCATATACGATGTATATGCTAAACTTAACCAACAATTAGTTGTTCCTACTATCACGATAGTAGAATAACTACCTACCGTACTCACGCAAGTGATTACGACCATGCTACGTGGTGCAGAGTGCCTCCGTACCACGTAGTGTAGGTAGCTTGTAGCACATAGTAAGTAGCAAGTGGCGTACGCAAACACTAGTCGAACCTATAACTGTGTGTTACAAGCTATCTATAAGGTAGGAAGCTTGTAGCACATAGGACAATGGGTGTTATTACACGACTTAAATGCGTGGCATTGAAATAATATGCAATCGCTTCTGATAACATCATTGGTGATTATCGTCATCTGATAACATCATTAGATGTCTTGTGTGTTACAAGCTATCTATAGAGGGCAGAAGAAGGCAAGCAACTGGCTAAGCCGAGAACCCTTCGAGGACTACCACGGATTTATCCGTTGCCCTTGATAGCACATTATTAGAAAGGACAATATGAATATTGTAGAGATTAAACCTGACGACGTTACACGAAAATCACTAGATGATTTAGGTATTGTAATGTTAAAAGGTGAAAGTGCATTGCACATTAGAGGTTCTTATCTTGATGAAGATAAGGCAACTGTGTGGGAAAACTTTGAAATCACACTAGGTACAGGCGAAGCAGACAAATCTGTTTTGTACTTAATTATTAAGAACAAAGATATTAAAGTTGCTATCCCTTACGTACGTGATTGGAAGACACAAGACGGTCATATCATGCTTAACGCACCAACAGGTTCGTACATAAACGAGATAATGAACCAACACTTTCAAACAATAATTAACGAAGTTAAATCAGAGGAGGAATAATGGATATAAAAATAGAAGAAGTAAAAATAATTTATACTTATAACCCTGCTGAAACCAGTACTGCGTTTGATGAAATAATTACTTGTGTACAAGACCATCAAATGGCAGGTAATTACACAGTAGTAGGATATAACAATCCAATAGAGTACAAGATTACAAAGGAAAAATAATGTTAAGCCCAATTAAGCTAAGCACTTTAAGGATAGATACAGGAAGACCTTTAGTAATAATTGATTTAGTTGATGGCGAGGATAATAAAATATTTTTGACAGAAACAGATATGGAAATATTACAAAAGTATTTTAAGTATGCCTTAGATTATTTAGAAATGAGTAAGCCATGAAAAAATTAATTAACTATATAGATACAAAGGAAAAATAATGCGTTGTCCATATAACCAATGTACAAAGCACACATTGTGCGAGGACTGTTGGTTGGACGACCAAATTGACCAAAGATTTCGCAAAGAAAGGAAAGGGTTATGATTAGATATCAAGATAGTAAGCCACCTAAATATGTTAAAACATTTAGGGGACACACTATAGCAGGTAACTCTAAACGTGAGCTAATGGAATTAGCTTTTGATATATCACGTGAAGATAATAAACCTGTATCTACGCTTGAATTTGTGTATGACCTGCATGCCACACGATTTGGTGGTATCTTATTTGACCTACGCAAAGTGGGTTGGATTATTGAAACAGAAACATACACGCTTGATACAGGCGAAGAACAATACCAATATAGATTAGTAGCAAAACCTGAAGAAGAATTAAAATTCTTTTAGAAAACTAAAAACAATATAAGATAATGTTAAGATTATCTTATGGATAAATTAGAAGAACTGCTCAAAGCAGTAGAACAAGGAAACGATGTTCCTCGTTGGTGGAATAAATTACCTGCCGATGCACAGGAATTTCTAACTGTTCTTAAAAACAGGGCTGAAAATGGAAACACAGCTAACATAAATGTTTCTAAAATTGTGTCAATACTTAAAGACGAGTGGGATATTAAGATAAGCTATTCAGCTATACGCAGATACCTCACAGGTGAAACGTATGGTAACTAAAAAATCTATTGAAGATTTAATAGCACAAGCTGAAAGCACACAAATACACGACCTGAAACAAACTAACTTAAAGTTACTAAAGCAATTAGAAAAAGCTAAAGATAAGAAAGCTGATTTGATTGAGGCCGTGTTCGATGCGTGCAAGAGTGGTATTCAGTCTTTGGAAATACCAAAGATACCACCACCTACACATACACGTACACGCAAAGGCACTGAAGAAATAGCAGTAGCTTTACTAAGTGATATACAATTAGCTAAGGTAACACCTGATTACAGCACTGAAGTTGCAGAAGTACGTGTACTTAAATATGCAGATAAGATATGCGAACTCGCAGCAGTGCAGCGTAAATCACATCCTGTTAATAAAGTAGCAGTGCTTGGGCTAGGAGATATTGTAGAGGGAGAACTTATATTCCCTGGACAAGAACATTTAATAGACGCATCTTTGTATAAACAAGTTACAGTTGATGGGCCAAGAATACTTACAGGTTTTTTAAACAGACTATTACAAGGGTTTAAAGAAGTAGAAGTACATTGGGTCATAGGTAATCATGGTTCACTAGGTGGTAGGTCAAGAAGAAACTATCATCCTGAAAGTAACGCAGACATGATGCTAGGTAAGATACTGGAACAGTTATACAAAGACGAGAAAAGAATTACTTTTAAATTACCTAACCTAGATGGCGAAAGAAATTGGTACAAAGTTGCAGACTTAGGCAACAAATGTAAGTTCTTTATGTTTCATGGCGACCAAGTCAGAGGTCATGGAGGATTTCCATGGTATGGATTTGGCAAAAAGATACTAGGTTGGAAAGCATTAGCATCTGCAGGTATGATGGAAGACTTTGATTACGCAGTAGCAGGTCATTATCATACACCTAACACACAATACATAAATGATGTACGGCTATGGATTAACGGTAGCACCGAAAGTTATAATACTTATGCACAAGAACAGCTTGCATCAATGGGGAGGCCCTGCCAGTACCTACTATTTTGTAAGAAAAATAGTGGCGTAACTGCAGAATATCTAGTTAAACTATAACTATGAGCAATATATGTATGTGGTGTGGTAACCACTTGACTACAGTTAGTGCCACTATGGTATGTACTAATGTACTATGTTACATGCGTGGTGTCAAACAACTTGTATCAGGAAATGGTTACAACTTAAAAAATTACAAATCAAAAAAATAATTTATAATATAGTTTAAATAAAATGAGAACTATATTATAATATATATATGGAAGGACAACATGAAATACAAACATTATAATCCGTTCGACTATGTTGATGCTATATACAACAAAGAAACAGCATACAAATCAGTACAAGATATGGTTATCCAGTTAGATAACATGTCTGAAATAAATGATTACATGTCTGTTATTGAGATGATACAAGCGAAAGTCAACCTATTCGTACAGATATATAAGAAACAATTCCCTGACTACGAAAGTGTAGAAGACTATCGTGCTGACTATTACACACAGATGGGTGGTCAAGAAGCAGTGGAAGCAAGATACCGTGGGGGTGCATTAGACCCTGACAGAGAGGAATACTATGACAACATCAGAAGAGAACTTAACCAAGTTCAAAATTAAAGAGACTTTCAATGTAGTTTTTTACATTGAAGCACCAAGCTACGCAGTAGCTAAAGATAAATACAACAAGATGTTTGATAAGAATATTAATTTAGGTTATGACACCTGGAAAGAACTTGCTGACAAGCACATACGCAATGGCAAGTTTTATGTACAAGCACAAGACAATGAAGTTATCACAACTGTTATTGATGAGTTGTGGGGAGAGGAAGAATAATGAGTGAAAATAATGTTGAAGATGCATACGATAAGAAAATAAAAACCCTATTGGTGAATGCATTAGAAAAAGTATTAGATTACGACAGTCATTTAGACTTGATAGATGGTGACACGTACTTCTATCTACAGGGCATACATGACAATCTACGTGTCGAATTAGAAGAAGAATAATGTTACACATATTTAGATGCATGATGGACACACACGTAGTGGTTCAAGATAGTGAACCATACGTTACAACAGGTGACAGGCCAATGTGTGACACATGCTATGACCAAGCAGAGGAAGGAATATTATGAAAATGGAAATTATGGACGCAATTATGTTTCTACGCGAGTGGAACGATAGGGAAGCATTGGAAGCTACAGGAATGAAGCCACACGAGTTCCAAAAGAAAATAGTTATGGAAGATGTAGTCCAATCAGAGGAACACTTCCTTGGATACCAAGAAGCTCTCTACGACTTATCCCAATACTTTTACTTCTTAAGAGGACCACTCCGTGAAAAAGAGTTGGAGATTAAAGAAAAAATTGAAGAAATTGGAGAGTATGCCTTTAAGCATTATGCTTACGAAGGATATATGGACAAGCCGAAAGGATAATTATGGAATATATTGTAGATATTGGAAGCAAATTTAAAAAATGAGTAACGTGTACATGAAAGGTTCTAGCAATCCTAAAAATGTTAGAAAAAATAAGACTTACGAAAAAGGTAGGGTGTGTCTAAAAGATGGATGCACAGTCGTGATGTCACAGTACAACAAAAGCAAGTATTGTTTTCATCACACACCACGTACGTACGGACGTACTCGTGGTAAACAATTAAGATAAGGAGAATATATGAACGAAGAGCATTTTGATAATGAAGCAGAAGCAGTTGATGAAGTACCACAAGGTGGTTCAGGTAGAAAGAATACTATTTTTACCGACGATACATTAGCAAAAATGATGTTAAATATTGACCAATGGTACAGAGTGGCTAATTACACAGGTCCACACTATACAAATATGGTGTCAACATTTAACTCATCTGCATCGTATTGGAAAACTAAATTACAAGCACAAGGTTTTGTTATGGAATATAAAACACGTCAGAACAAAGACGAACAACATGCAGCTGTGTACGCAAAGGTAACACCTGTGCAGGAGGATATACTGTAATGACACCAATTAACATTGACAACATTATGCATTTAGTTAAAACTGCATATCAGAGTACAGTTACAGGCGAAGAAATTGCTGAAATGTACACAGATGAAGTAGTTGAATGGCTAACAGATATGAACATAGAAGAAAAGGAAGAGTTATTCCTTAAACTTACACACTTAGCTAGTGCGTTTAGCACAATTAAAAAGCTATTTCAACAACAGGTAGCAAAAGAATTGCCTGAAAATGGAGGTGTGCGTGGTCATTCGCTAGTATTTAGAAGAACAAGTAAACCAAAATTTGTAGTGAAAGAAATGGGTACACTCAAAGAATATCTAAAGAAAGATTGGGACTTAGTTTTCCGTGCAGACAATTCTACATTACGTAGGTCAGCACTTAAAGCTATAGCCATGGAACGTGGCGACCAACCTGATGATGTAATAGAAGAATACTTTGAGATAGAGTGGTCAGAACCACAGCTTACAATATCATCTATCAAGTCTAGTCCTAAACACTATGCAGATAGAGAAGTAGGCGAGGTGTATGACCCACACGAAGAAAGGAATACAGATGGCTAAGTTTAACTTAGAAGATTACGAAACCGTAGAAGAACGTCTAAAGAAATTTTGGGCAGACTATCCTAATGGTCGTATATATACAGAGGTAGTTCACATTACTGATGATGGATTAACTGTAACTATACGTACATTGGGTTACAAAAATATGGAAGATGTTAACCCTGTAGCTACAGGAATAGCACAGGAAACTAAAGGTCAAGGTGGATTTGCTAACGCAGATGCTTGGATGGAGAATTGCGAAACGTCGAGCATAGGGCGTATGTTGGCGAACTGGATGTATCAAGGTTCAGACAAAGCACGACCTAGTCGTGAAGAAATGTCTAAGTCAGTTAAACAACCTGAACCAAAAGCAACAGGCATGACTATGGCAGAGGTAGATACTCTTGCTACAAACATGGTCAAAGGCCTTACACCTGCACATCAAGGTAAAGCATTAAAGTTAGCTGACCAATATGCAGAACTTAAAAAGTTTGGCATCAATAGAAATCAATGGTCTAAAGAACAAATAGATGCATACTTACAGCAGGTAGAGCGAGGCATGACAGAAGAACTTAAACCTGCTGACACTGTTGATGAAGCAATTAACTCTGTGTTTGACACAGAAGTAATCACTGAAAATATTAAAGATACAATACAAGCAGACACTGCACCACGTGCAGATTTAACATGTCCGTTTTGTAATGGCAAGGTATTTGATAACAGACAAGATAAGAGAGGACCATCTAGTCCTGACTTTAAATGTGGTGCTAAATCACAAATGGAATGTTCAGCACACACAGGTAAGTTCTCTAAATCGTGGTGGATTACTGATGACTTACCTAAAGAATGGAACATTGCACCGTTCTAATGGCTAGAAAACGTAGTGCTGCTTCCAGGCGTGGGCGTAATAATAAAGCCAAAGGACGCAAGAAGCAGTACATGGCTATGCGTAAGTTGTTAATACCTGAACCTAAGTTACAACATCTTAGGGCTCACGAGGAAGGATGGGTAGATGGTTGGATGAGAGTAGAAGTTAAAGCAGGTAAGCAAGTACAAACACTGTGGAATAGATATGTCAAAGCAAAAGAACAAAATGATACTAATTTACCTGATGATGATAGGCCTTTTGTATTTGTAGCTATGCCTGATGGTACATCAAATGGTCTTGTATGCTTTGCATTAGACGATGTAGATGAGTTTGTAGCTGCGTATTCATTGCAAGCAAGAGGTAGTTTGCGTACTGAAATCAGTAGATACCAAGAAGAAGAATGAAGTTTTTACATTTTTATTATCGATGGCAATTTATTAGAAGAGTTAGAAAAGAAAACAAAATTCGTAAAGGACATACAAAATAATGTTAGAAAGTCTATTGTTCTGTGCTTTGCCATATATGATGACAGTCCAGGACTTTACTGAATATCTTGAATGTCGTAAAGATAATAAAATAATAGAGTATGTAGCTGACTGGATGCCCACGGTCAGCACATACTTTAAAGATGAAGATGTAAAGCAGGCACTTAAAGTTATTTACTGTGAGAGTACAGGACGTGCTAATGCTGTAGGAATAAACAAGAATGGCACACGAGATATAGGACTGTGGCAATTCAATGATGATACATGGGAATGGTTAACCCCTAAATTAAAAATTAAAAAAAACAGGACAGACCCTGATACTGCAACAGCAGTAGCAAGTTGGTTAGTTTACAATGATGGATGGCATCACTGGAATGCATCTAAATCCTGTTGGAATAATTAATATTTTTTAGAACCTTTACGTTTTTTACCGTAACGTTTTTTCATACCTTTTTTAGTTATAGGCATACACGTACACCTCCTCTATTATTTACTAATTTGTTTTTTAGCATATGTTTTAATAACTGCTAGTGCAGCACCACCACCTGCTAATGCAGCTAACTGAAGTGTTTCAGCTTCTACACCAACTAATGGGGCAACTGTTAATGCACCAATGAACGCTTCAATGAAGGTCCATGCAGTTCTTTCTAACATGTCTTTTAAGTCATCACTCATTTTATAACTCCATGCTTCAGACCAAGGTGTCCACCATAAATCCTTCTTGAATTTACCGTCTCGGTTTCTTTTCCTATTATTTTTTTCAAATAAATCTGACATTATTGTATCAACCTACCTTTAAGCATAGCATTACCGACCAATACATTTCCGTTTATTTCTTGTAGTTTTTCCATTACAGTGCTTGACAATATTACATGGTCTTTAGATTTGTTATCTACACTATCTTTTTCTAATAATTTATTTATTGTTGTGTACTCAATGCTAACTGATTTACCTTGCAGTAATTTACTTGCCACCTTTGAATACATTTTTTTATATGCCACAGTACTGCTGCCGATAAAACCATCTTTAGATACCTCTAAGTCTTGCTGTGTTTCTCCTACAATTAAACAACCTGATGTATGTTCATCAGTGTTGCCAGTGTGTATAAGAATATAGGTAAAGTTAGGCACATCTTGTATGTGCAACATACCATAGTGTGCGTTCTTATATCTTTCTGAATACTTAGCATGAAACCCACCTGTCTTTCTAAACTTTATATCGTATGTTCCTTCAGGTATGCATGTTTCGTGCATAACTTTTACTGCTTGATACTGGTCTTCTAACGTATAACACTCAAATACACCATCGATAAACAGTAAACCATTGGTCGCATCAGTTCCAAACTGATGTCTAACAACTGTTAGTTTCACCTATTCCTCCATGCTTACAATCGCATATTGATATATGCGTTCCGTTTTTGTCTATATAATTATAGCAGTTATTTGCCACCACAACATCCACCACCACAGCATTCTCCCATGCTAATCTCCTTTTCTAAATCCTATTGTTAATAACCAAACAGCTAATGTAATTACTGTTGCAAGTCCAGTTACCTGTTGTGCAGAACCAGTAAGTGTAAGCGTAGCAATTACTAAACCAACCAAAGTCCAACTAAGGTTAAGTGTTTCTTTTATTGCTGCTACGAACCAGGTCCATAACTTCTTTATCATAGACTTCTCCTAAATACAAAAGCTGCCATAGTAGCTATTCTAGTCAAAATAACTGGCACTACCACTTCTTGTGCTTTTTCTTTTTGGTCTTGTGTCATATCATCTCCTATATTGTTAATAGTTATACCTTCAAAATCTAAATCTACAAATGTTTCTATAGGATTTTCTAAAAAGTTTTCGTATTGTACTTCTGTTACAACATCAGCAAGTGTGTAGTTCTCAACATCTGCATTCTCTACAGCTCTTTGTACATATTCCTCTACTGCTTCAGCTACGACCTCATCTTCTTTAACAGCTTCAGCAATAATTTCAACGTCTTCTTCTTCTACTTGTAGTACCTCTGCTACAACTGCAACTTGCTCAACAGTTAAGTCCTCTACATTTTCTATAGCTTCTTCAACAACAGCTTGTACAACTTCTTGTACTTCTTCAGTAGCTTGGTCTAGGTTTTGTACACCAATGTCATTAACTTGTTCTATAACTTCTATAACTTCTTCAGTAGTGACTTCTTCTATGACAATATCTTCAATGACTTCTTCTACTTCAGCTACTTCAACAGCTATTTCAATTATAGGTTCAGGTTCAAGCTCTTCCACTGACGAAGTTTCTTCTTCAACTTTTTCTTCTGCAGTGGTGTCAACTCCTGGTATCTCTTCGTCCAACTCATCTTCTTCATCCTTTTCTACAACAAGAACTATATCTTCAGGAATATCGTCAAGTATAATTTCTTCTTCTTCAAACTTAAAATCTTCTTCAAGTTCCTTAACATCAATCTCAAATTCCTCTTCAACAATATCTTCTTCTTTGGTAGGTTCAGTATCTTCCACTTCATCTTCAAGCTCCAGTTCAAGTACCATATCATCATCATCAGGAAGCTCTTCTTCGGTATCTCGTTCTTCATCAACAACTATTATAACTTCTTCTTCAGGTTCTTCTTCAGGAATATCACAATCTCCACGCTCTATTTGTGCATCAGTCATGTAGCAACCATATTTATCTTCATTAGCTTTACGCTGATTATCTCTATCAACAGTGCCATCTTCTACTTCATATTCTTCATATTCAGTTACAGTACCATCATCCATTACGACCTCAACCTTTGGAGGTGGTGGTGGTGGAGGTGGTGGAGGTGGAGGAAGAGTTGTCGTAGTTGTTGTAGTGGTAGTAGTTGTAGTAGTGCTAGTTGTAGTGCTAGTTGTAGTGCTAGTTGTAGTAGTAGGAATGGTGCTTTCATCTACATACTGCCAGTAAAGTGTATCTAGTACAGATATATCTGTTATTGTAACTTCAAACTTTATAATAAACTTATCTGTATTAGCTTCATCATTGTTGTAATCAGTAAATGATTTGTAAAAA